CTACAAGCAGAACCAGTTCGAGGGCGGGATCGCCACGCCCGCCATCGTCCATTGGCCCGCCGGTTTGAAGACCCCGCCGGGCTCGCTGGTCCACGCGCCGGCACATCTGGTGGACGTGTTGCCCACTGCCGCGAGGCATCTAGTAACGTCGCCATTTTATTTGTCCTCCTTGGTCGGCTTGTAGCCTTCGATCAACTGCCAGAACGCTTGACGCTCCTGCGCGTAACGCGCGCGCAAACTTTCGAGTAGGTCGTGCTGTTCACTCTGGGTGAGGCGGGACAACAACTCGGTCACCTCTTTGTTCTCTGACATTTCCCTTTCTCCTGTATATGCCACCAACGATTGGTGGACTTTCTAAAATACGCTCATCATTTGGCCTGTCAACTACCCGCCCAAAATCTTATGGATGAGCCAGTAGCCGAACAGCTTAAAAACGGTTTTGAAAAACTGCTTTTCTGCATCCCTCGGTTTTGGTGGAAGTGTGCCAGGCTTCAGAGTGGACTCGCGTCCCTCCCACCTTGGCATGGCTCGTCCTCCGATTCCTCGAATGCTGCAATCACCTCATGCACCATCAACAAAGATATCCCGAGCGACTCGGCGATCTCCTGCTCTTTCATACCGTCCTCGTAGTACATGTCGATGATCTGTAAATCCGTCCAGTTCACGGCAGCACCTCCTCGATGTCGTTGATGAAGTCCTCCATGTGGACAAGGCCGAACTCGACGAAGGCCTCCTCGTTTTCGTTCCACGTGGTTATGGCGATTTCATTGGCCTGCTCTTTCGAGTCGGCCTCGACCTCTAACTGGTACACGGTGTGCTCGATCCGAACGAGCGAAACCTTAAACTTTTTCATTTTGCACCTTTCTGCTTTCTAACTAGGAAAAGCCCTAGCGTCGGCGAACCTAACCCGCCTCGATCAACTTGTCAACTGTTCATCAACTCCAGTTCGAGCATGCCCCACGGCATGCTGCCGTAGTGCCACGACGCAAGCGGGGTCGTATCCACTCCCGCACGTGCGAGCTCGAGTACCTGATCCCCACGGTACAGCAGCAGTTGACCATCCTTGCTCGCTGTCTTTTTGTACGGCACAAACAAAACCAGAATGAACGTCGTACATCCGATCTCGGCATGGCGCGCATGAAAGGCGACCTGATGCGGAGACAAACGAACGCGCCGCCCATACGTGACGACCTTCAGCTCGAGAGGGGCAAAAGTACCCGAGCGGGGCAGGGCAACCAGACAGTCCGGGAAGCCCTGATTAACCCGTGACTCAATCCGGGTAAAAAGGCAGCTTGGGAGGTTTTCTTTCAACCTCTGGTACAGCTTCGTCTCTGGCTTCGCTGGCATCCTTCGGTTCCTCTTCCAGACTCTCGGCTACCTGTTCCGGGGTGACGTCGATCACAGGGCTGCCGTTGCCGTACAGCTTCTTGATCTCCTGCAACTTCCGCATGACCTCCTCCTTGCTCATGGAGTCGATCGTGCCGTGCCTGATCTCCTTGCGATCGATGTAGATCGTGCCCAGGGCTTGGCCTCGACGGTATTCAGCCTGGACAGCAGCGCCATAGGCTCCCGCCGCCAGTGCCTGGTCGCGGATCACCTGTAGGTCGCGCATGTGGCGCTCGTAGGTCGTGCCGTACTTCTCGGCCATCTCCGCGCGCATCTTCTGGATCGCAGCGACGATGTGCGGGTTCTTGTCTGGGTCGGTCAGATCCTCGGCACGCCGCTTGGCGTTCTTCTCTGGCCACCCTGCACGAACCACGGCCTCCCGCAGAGTCACGTGGCCGTCCCCGGCTACGAACTCGTTGACGAACTTCCACTCCTGCGTGGTGAGCTGCTTCTGCTTCTTCGGGACGTTGGGGACAGGGCGGTTGATCTTCTCGATCGTCTTCGGCTGAAGCCCTCTGCTGATCTGCTTGCCGAACTCCTTGTCCGCCTTGCTGGTCAGCTTCACGCGACCCTCCAGACCCGCCAGCCCTCATCCACACGCCGGCACGAAAACTTCGTCCCGTGACGCTTGGAGAACATCCAAGCGGCGCTACGCGCGTTCTTGGCTGACTCGGCATCGGGTAACAGGAAGCTGTCCCCTACGGCCATGACAGGGAAGGGGTACTTCTCCCGCTGGGCTTCGGCGGGGATCGGGATGCCCGTGTCAACTGTTAACATGCCAACAGTCTACTACTGACAATTCCGAAGCGTCCAGCCGTTTTGGCCACTTTAGTTAGACTTTTTAGGGTCTAAAGAAAAAATAAATCACGAAAAAAAGGTCGCGCGCGCATCCCAGATAAATTTCACTGAATCAGTCAGTGTAAGTCTCTGTGTAGCTGTAACTCACTGATTTACAATACTTCTTACACCATTACGTCTATTACGCCATTTTTTAAAAATTTTTGAAAAAAAATCATGTAGACCCCTCCAGGGTTCTACTAATGTGCGAAAAATGCCCCTTTTGGCCATGATGCGGTCACTTTTGCCCTAAAACACTTGACCCGTGGTCCGTGTTACTCGGTTAACCCACCTTTCCCCATTAACCGTGCTTAACCCACCATGACCCATGGACAACTGAACAAGTGGACTTGTGAACCCCCAATGAAAAAAACCCCGCCCTTTCGGGCGGGGTCGGCGGCAAGTGCAGGGTGGGTGTCCCCTCTCTAGGGAGCGCCGCCTAGGCTAGCTACTGAACTTCGGAGCCCATGATCTGCTTAAACCGTCCTTCGAGCATCTTGGCGGCTGCGCGAGCCGGCATGATCTCGCCGAACTCGATCTCCGACACGTCGAGGTCCTGATCCATGGTCCCTGGCACGTGGACCACGGGGCCTACGAGCCCGTAGCGCGTCCCGTTGATGGTGACGACCACCATCTGTACGAGCGGCATGTCATCGGTCGTGACGAAGTTGATGTGTTTCATACAGTTTGGATCTTGCGCTTGGATTCCATCCAGTGCAAGTCGAGGAGCAGGCTCTCGACTTGTGCCTTCAGGCCATCCCGTTCGTCCTTGAGCTGCTTGATCTCCTCCGAGAGCGCCTCTACGAGGCAGTCCTGGACCTCGATACGGCGTCGGAGCGCGAAGATGTACTCCCGCATAGCCAGATCCTCCACTGGCTGTGGCGGGTCCTCTGTGCTGTTTATGGCCGGCCTGAGCATTAACGGACCCTCCCCCGCAGCTTGTCCGCCACGAGCTTGGCGTAGCCGGCGATATCGTCCCAGTTATCGATCTTGTCGGGGTTGCCGTTCACGATGCGCGACATCTTGCTCGCGATCATCTCGAGGGCTTCCCACTGTTCGTCCGAGAAGAGGCTTCCCATCTCATCGGCGTGGTCGGCCATGGCGCGCTTGAGGGCTTGGGCGAGCCGGGCGTTATCGGCGAACGCGCCGTAGTCCTTGGCCCGTGAGTCGAGGATCGCGTCCACTGTATCGGCCTTCGGTGCGATCGCGTCCATCTCCTTCAGCACCTTGTCCAAGAGCTTCCCGCGTTCGGTGAGGAACTTCACGCCCTCGGCCGTCTTGGTGGGCTTGCCAACCGCCTTGTCCCGTAGCTTGTAGGCGTAGGGGATGGAGATGTTGAAACGTTCGGCGACGCCACGGACCTTCGCACCGGGGTTATCGAGGAACCACTGGTAAGCCTTGGTCGTGAAGTCAGACTTTTTGAATTTCTTGGTACGAGCTTTCATCGGAGTAATTCCTTTTGTTGGAGCATGTAGGCCATGCAAGAGGGCGGGATCTGTTGTTCGCCTGAATCAAACGCACAGGCGGCTTCGATAGGATCGGTAGACCCTTCGAGGTAGGTAGTGCGTAGATAGCTTTTATAAACAATCGTGCCTGCGATACTGAACGCCAGGCCGACAAGTAACACAATCAGCGCTATAAACACGTAACTATCAGTCTTATCTGTATCCATCGAGTTCTCCTTTCTATGCTTTCTAACAGTTAAAAGTAGTCTCTTCCGCCTCTCGAACATCTCCAGTTAGGTGGTGGGAGGTGTTTATCGAGAGGCCTGCGTTTATACCGCAGGATCAAAGTTATAACAACAGTGGCCAACAAAAACAATAGTAGCGTTAGGCCGTTCATCAAAATCTCCTTCATTTCTTCTTTCTCTTGGCCGTTATACTCTGCTGTTCCTCCCAGTGCAACACCCGGTGGCAGTTGGCGCAAAGTGGTATGCACTTCTCCTCCGCCTCGCGGATCGCCTCGGCTATGTTTCTTTGCCTCACCGCCAACTTATTGACCGAACGTTTGCCCTCTTTGATCACGTGGTGGAAGTCGATGATCGCTGGATGCGTCTTTCGGCAATGGCTACAGCGCTGCTTCGACTTGTAAGCGATCCACTCTGTTCTATTCTTATCCCTAGCCTCCCTGGAGTTATTGATAACCTTTCGTCTGTTTGATTCGTACCACTTCCGTGCGTACACCTTTTGTTTGGCCTTGCGTACGGCCTCGTCCTTGAACGGCATCGAACCCCCTATAACCGTTTACGCCAGTACACCGCGCGAGCAAAGGAGTAACGGACTGTCGGTTCGTAGGTCTTAAAACCGCAGGCGATGAGGTTATTGGCGCTTGGTACGTTGTCGGTCGTATCGGATACGGCCCACTTGTAACCGTGGCGCTTGGCCCATGCCAGACGAACGCGGATGAGTTTTCGTTGAACCCCTTTGCCTCGAGCGGCGTGGGTGACCCCGCACCGGCCGAGGTAGACACCTTGTGGCGTCTGCTCCGAGGGGCAGAGGCACGCGAACGCTATCGGCGTGTGCCGATGGTAAGCGAGCCACCAGACCCCCTCTTCCGGAAAGTACAGAGAGTCGTGCGGCAGACAAGCCCGTTGCAGCGCGACTAGTGCTTCTTTGGTTTCCGGATTTGAAGGGTCGACCTGTGTACAGACGACCTTCATGGGTCGTCAGTGTACAAAGATTGCGTGTTATTTCAACGTGACGCCGTAGTACCTGGCGACTGTTTCAATAGCGTTCAAATGATTAGATATCTCGGCGATATCACGATCCTTGTCGGGATCGAAGATGGCGATGCCCTTGCCGGCCTTGCGGCTTTTAAGGTCCTTGGTCAGTGATCCGTGGATACTGCGAAGTTCCACTTGCATGATCTGCTCGACGAGCTCGCACGATAGTTCGAGCTTCAGTTCATTCGTTATCTTGGGCAAGAACTTCTTCGCGGCCTGCTTGCCGAGTGTGCGCTCTAGTACAGCTTTGCGGCTCATTTTTTGATCTCCACTTCGGCCTCTGTCTCGATCCACACTCTTGCCCCGCACGCGAGCGGCTTGTCGGGGGAGTAGACCACCTTCGACGGGCCCTTTACCTCGACCTCGTGTGCGTAGGTGTTGGACTTGTAGTTCTTGACGGTGATGACCGGTTCGTCGGTCCCGTTTTTGACGTTGCGCTTTATGGCGTGTTGATTCACATGTATGACGGTCTTCATTGCAGCTCGCCTCGCTTCCAAAGAATGTAATCATACTGCTTGATCCCCCGGTGCAGAGCAGAGGCCAGGTGCATGGGGTTCAGGCCCCACTCCTGGGCGAGGGGTTTGTAGTTGATGCGCTTTTTGTTGGCCCTGGCGTTTGCCCTGCGCTCACGCAGTACCTTGTACTGCTCAAACGTGATGCCTGGGTTGTAGCGGGAGGGGCGGGTGTATTCTTTCTTCATAACTGTCTGTCGTGTATGTATCGTTGAACGCCTTCGATATAGCCACGGTAGAAGGCCATCCGAACTTCCTGCATCTCGAGCTCCGTGGGCCGTCGTCCGTAAGCCTTCTGCCCTCGTGCCCAATCCTGCACGTACACGTCCGCCACAGTGGACGCTTTCTCGTATAGCCAGTTACCGAGTGACGTGGTGGTTTCGTTCATTTGTTTCTCGGAGGTAAGTGCTTCCATCCTTTTGGGGTTTGTACAAAGCCGATCGAGACCATGGCCTCGATGGTGCGGCATTCCCCGCCTAGACGCTTGTGCGTTCGGAAGCTCTCGGGTGTGACAAACACCTGTTTACATTCCGTGCACCGGCGGACTTTGGAGACGACGCTCATTGGTCACGAGTCTCAAGCATGATATCGGCCAGGCGGTACGCCTTCTGCGCGGCCGAGTACACAGACTCAATATCGTCGCGGGT